CAGTTTGGAGGGAGGGGTTTTGACGGTCGACCTGCGACCTGCGATTTGTGATGCCACGATTCGAAAATCACCGACAGGGATCGTCGACAAGACTGCAGAGCATGAAACCCGAGCGGCCATGGACAACATCGCCAGCGCCCTCCCGACCGACGGTGCCAAGATCACTCCCAAGATGCTCGACTCCAAAGCAGACCTACAGGACTTGATTGACGGAGCCGAGATGTTCAGAGTGGTTAAAACCATCGAACCGATCGACGTGGATGCATGTCCCGGTGCAGATCTAGCCAAACCTGTCCAATCCTCCATCCAGCCCGTAGGTTTCAGTTTGACGCACGGGTATTTGATATGACTGCCGTAGCCCCTCCACACTTGTCGCCGTCATCGATGTCCACCTTCCGTCAATGTCCCCTCAAGTTCAAGTACAACAAGATCGACAAAATCCCCGACCCTTCCGGCAAGGAAGCGTTGATGGGGAACTTTGTTCACGATGTTCTTGAAGAACTCTACGGCTTGCCCCCCGAAGATCGCTCCCAAGAACAAGCCCAGTCATTAGCAAGGAGCATATGGGATGGGCAAAATTGGGGACAGAGAGTCCACCCTCTGGTTCCAGACGAAGAAGAGTACCGAATGTTCCGCTGGAAAGCGTGGTGGTGTATTGAGAACCTTTGGAAGATTGAAAACCCAGAACACGTTGAGCCTGACGGGTTGGAGTACGAACTCAACGGCGAAGTGTCTGGAGTGAAACTCAAAGGGTTCATCGACCGTTTCACTATGGACGAGAGCGGTGGGGTTGTTATTTCGGACTACAAGACAGGCAAGGTTCCACGAGAACAATATGTCGATGACCGATTTCTACAACTACGCATTTATGGAACGCTGGTAGACACTTTAGATATTGGACGTACTGCCAGCCTGGAACTGCTTTACCTCAAAGATGGGGTCAAATTCGAAGTTCCCTTTAGTGAGGAAGTCCTTATTAATACAAGCGCGTATGTGAGAGACGTAAAGGATGACATCGATAAAGCCTGCGCTACCGGAGATTTCCCTGCACAGAAATCTGTTTTATGTGGTTGGTGTAGTTACAAGGGGATATGTCCACTATGGAGCAACTGACTGGAGTAAAGGTAAGTATGATGCCTGACGAATTTTTTGCTCGCCTGGTTGCGGACGATGTTAAAAATCGTGTCACAGCCCAGCAAAGAAAAGAGTTGATGCTCGAAGATAATTGGGACCGCTGGAAAAGGGGTCTCTTATCCTTGATTGACAATCTTGAAGACCAGGTTGAAGACATCAAGATAGATGCCGAAGCGGATGCTGTCCGATATGGGGGCATGGGACGACACGGCAAGCGTTTGGCGGATGAGGCTGCGCGAGCCTATGAGATGCGGCAAACCAAGGTCGAGCGATTTCGTCTGCACGTTGAACGGCGTTTGGGTCAAGTGGAAAGCATGCTCAAAACAGGCCAGCCGATTGACGAGAACCCATGGGAGACGGTCGAGTTCTACCGTCGGGCAATCGTGACCCATCGGAACATGCTCAATGATTTCGACTTAGAGGACACGGCTATAGACCGAGCCCTATGGGCCACTCTTGAGAACCGCTGGGACTTCGATGCGTTAGACCCGTCGGCCCTGTAATGAGAAGTCGTAGCAAAAAGAAACAGCGCGAGTATGTTGAGCGGCGCAAGTTGGTTAAACGGCTACTGGAAGATCGTCCGTATTGTGAAGCCTGTCCAGTCTTCGCAGAACATGATCAGGCCGGATCATATGTCCGTAATGGCAGTGTTGATATCCACGAATTGAAGCGTCGTTCTCAAGGGGGGTCCATTACAGATGAGTCAAACTGTATGGCGGTCTGTCGCCCCTGCCATCGACGGATTGGCGACTACCCCGAACTGGCCGTTGATCTTGGTCTTGCCAAAAGGAGTTGGATGGGATGAAGATCATGGGTTTGGACTTATCTCTCACCTCAACGGGAATTTGCATGGGAGACGATAACTGTGTTGCATATCACTCTTACGACGAAGACACGGACCGACTGAGGGATATAAGAGACTTCGTAATAGGGTTGTGCATAGAGAACGATGTCAAGTGTGTAGTTATGGAAGGTTACTCTTTTGGCTCACGCAACAGGGCACATGCTCTGGGTGAGTTGGGAGGAGTTATGAAGGTGGCGTTTGACGAGGCGTGGATTCCTTATGTGGTCGTGCCCCCCACCTCGCGAGCCAAGTTCGCTACTGGTCGGGGAAATGCCGGCAAGGCAGAAGTGGTTTCTGCCGTGTCATTCAGAACTCAACGTTCTTGGTCAGGCAAGGGTATAGATGATCGTATCGATGCTTGGGTGCTCCGGGAAATGGGTCTTCACCGATTGGGTCAGAGTGAGTATGAATGGCCTGTTGAAAATGTCAAGGCCCTCGATGGTATCGAGTGGGAGCCATTGTTAATGATGGCAGGAGTAGAGAATGGTGAACCGATCACAGCCGATTAGTCAGGTCGACATTGAGCATCAACTCATGTACCTGATCGAATCATTAGAAGGCGAGACAGAAGCGTTTGAGCAATTAGCAGAAGACGCCGCGAAAAAGGAGTCCCGCTACAAAGCCAGTTGGGCCAAGGAATACCTGTCGGCCAAGGGGTCGATTAAAGAGCGAGAGTCTTGGGCCGACTACAAGTTGGCAGACACCCAGTTTGACTTCAAGTGTGCCGAGGCTCTCGTCAAGGCCAAGCGAGAAAAACTGCTGTCACTGCGGACCTCGATTGATGCCATGCGAACGCTCAATGCAAATGTCAGATTCCAAGTGGGTCCATGATGGAACATAATGCGAATGAAGCGTTGGGCGACATGCTTGTTCCTTTGGATGAGTTGACACCGCTGGAACATAACCCGCGTGTGGGAAATGTCGAAGCCATCATGGCTTCATATGAAGAATTTGGTCAAGTGAAACCGGTTGTGATTAGGCCAAACCAGGATGGCACTTCCACTGTCATCGCCGGGAACCATCAGGTTGAAGCGGTTAGGCGGCTTGGGTGGACTCATATCGCTGCGGTTTCGATTGATGCCGACGATAAGCGAGCGGTTGCGTTTGCTCTCGCAGACAACCGGACGATGGAGTTGGGGTATACGGACCCGGCTCAGGCTTCGGAAATGATTATCGAAATTGTTGATGAATACAACGATTTAATGGAGAGTCTCCAATGGGACGATTTTGAGATTGCATATTACGAAGAGCAATCTCAAAAAACCAAATCCAACGACAGTGACGGAATTGGTTTTATTACTCCGGCAATAGGGGAAGTGGTTGGGGCCGCAGCAGAGATGTTGGCTGGAATGGTTCAAGAGGGCGAGGATGGAGAACGACAAATCGTCGCTGACGACTCGATGGATCATGCTGATGTCGCAGTACAGGGGAGTACCGCTCTCGTTCCAGGTGCTGCCCCTCGTGCGGTAGTCCAATACACAATTGTTTTCGATGATCCCGACCAGCAGAAGCGGTGGTACGACTTTGTCCGATGGCTTCGAAACAACCCGGGTTATGACGGAGCCACCACGGGACAGAAGATTCTTTCGTTTATAGACTCCCATTCAGAAGTATGAGCCGCCAAAGAATGTTTCTCGACATATCTTGTGTCGAGGCGGCTAGACAGAGAATCCGACACGTTTATGACACTTTCGATACGGTTTGCGTTCAATTCTCTGGGGGCAAAGACAGCACAGCGGCTCTGTATCTGGCCAAAGAGATTCACGAAGAGCGTGGTCTGGGTCCAGTAAAAGTCATCTTCCGTGATGAAGAGATGGTCAGCCCGCTTGTTGAGGAGTATGTCAATGAGGTCCGTCAGTTTGACTGGGTGGACATGGAGTGGTATTGCTTGCCGGTCGGTGCTGAAATTTGGGTGCTAGGCAGACGACAGTCTCTAATCATTTGGGATGAAGAGCGCGCAAAAGAAGGGAAATTGGTGCGCCCCATACCCGAATGGGCTATTACTGCATTTCATTTTGGTTTAGATCATTCCCAACCGTTGACCAAATCCATGGATGAATACACCATGCAAGGCAAGGTCGGGCAGGTTGCTTTCATCACTGGAGTCCGAGCCTCCGAGTCCATGATTCGTTACAGGTCGGTTGTCCAAAAGTTGCATGAGAACTACATCAACAACCCTTACAAGTTGAGTAAGAGTGTTCCCCTCAAGTTGGCCAAGATCATCTACGACTGGAATGTAAATGATGTTTTCAGGTTCATCTCAGAAGAACACAACGCCCCCTACTGTAAGTACTACGACCGCGCTGTAGCCACTGGTTCCAATACAAGGGTTGGGGTTCCATTGCATGCAGTCGCCATCCGGCGAATTGGTGACCTTGTAGCGACCGAGCCGGAGTTCTTTGACCGCCTCTGCGAGTGCTTCCCTCAGATAGATGCCCAACGTCGATGGTGGAAAGACGTTGATGTAGAGAAATTCATCGCCCTCTACTCAGAGGAGGGGTGGGAAGGTGTCTCAGATTTCATTAATACCTACATGATTGGACCCGGAAACACTAAACGGGCAATGGCAATCGCCGCAGAGTTTCGCCGCAAACACGCTCGCGACCCATACTCATACCCATTCGAAAACCTGTTGCGCCATTTACTACTGAAGGAAATTGGTAGCGCCAGGTCGGTTACCCCCGTGGGACCCAAAACGCGTGCCCACACATTACGAATGAAGGAGATGGCGGATGGAGATTGAACTAGTTGAGGGGGAGTCGCTGAATATTCCCGAATGGGGAGCCACTTACATCTTGAGGCCAGATCTACTGGTGTTGGCGAGATCTATTTCCGAGCATGGAATCCTTGCACCACTGGTAGTTCAGCGGGAAGGGTCTAACGTTATTGACGGTGGACAACGCCTGCGTCTGATTCTGGGAAACAAGCCCCTCAACGAAGCCTGCGAGGGCAAAGTTCCCATTGTGTGGGTTGACTGTGACGACACAGAAGCGATGATTCTTCATATCCAAATAAATCGAGGCCGTGGAGCGGTGGTCGCTCACAAGTTGTCCAGGTTGGTTAAAACGCTCAGGCGTGTTCTGCGTATGACCGATGCCCAATATAACGATTTGTTCAGTATGAAATTCGATGAACTTGAATTGATGTTGGACGGTTCAATTATCAAACATCGGAAGGTCGCTAATCACAATTACTCTAGGGCGTGGGTTCCGATAGAGGCTCCGCCGGGAACAACTGATAGCGACATGGCTATTCGCCAAAAGGTCGCCATAGAGAAGCCGCCCAACGCCGACAGGTAGTGAATGGTAGACTCTACATAGATTCGAATCCTGTAGGAGTCTCTATGAAGTTAGGTATATTCGGTGGGTTTAGACTGCTTATGACACTCATGTCATTGCAGCATTTTTGGATCCAAATTAGTTGGGCTGATAGGTTCAAACGACGTGCGGGTAGAAGTCGTCGTGTCGCGAGCGCCGCCCTTCGGCGGAGGACTTCGGGGCGCCGAACCGAGAGCGTGCGAGACATCACGCGTCAAGTTTGGCAGAACCGAAGGACTGGTCGAACCCAGTCGAGCAAACCGTCCTAGTGGCTCGCCTGCAAAGGCGGTAAAAGCGTATGGCATTAGTAACCAAAGCCGACATTGTTAAATACATGGATATCACGCTGACTCCTCTTCAAGAGGACACGGCGGACATCGTTCTTGCGGGTCTCCAGTCTGAAATGGAAACCTATTTAGGTCGTCCTGTTGAGGTCAACACATACACCAATGAAGTGCATGTGATGGGGTCAGACCATGTTGGTGTCCCAATGGGATCGTTTTTTAAGAACTACGACAATTCGGACACAACCTCTGGAGCCTGGCCCACCATTCAAACCTTTACCGACCCTCCTGAAACGGTTTACCTTCGCAACAGTCCTATCGCAACAGTCACATCTGTTACCCGCACCCCTGCATCTGTTGGCGCTTCTGTCGAAACTTTAGCCGAACACACAAACTATGTTATTCGCCGTTATGGAATTGACGTATATGGCAGTTCCCCTAATGACAAAATCACGGTCACTTATACGGCGGGTTTGACTGGCGCTAATATTCCGATGTTCAAGTTGATGATTTTACGCGCAGCGGCTCGGGAAATGCAGAACATGCATGACGACGTTGTGGGCATTAAGGACCTTGACCCACGGGAAACCACCTTGGCGGAAATCGGCTTTTTGGAGAAAGAACTACTCGCCCTCAAGAGGTACCGGCGCGTAAGGATCTCATAATGCGCATCGATATTGATGTCGACTACGACGACGATGAGGCTCAGAACAAACTCGATGCCATAAAGCGACGGGGTAGGAACTTCAAAGACCCCCTAGAGGAAATTCGTGACGAGTTACAAAAAGCGTGGACCAAGAACTTCACAGCCAATGGTCTCGCAGTGGGGGGTTGGGCTCCTTTAGACGCGGAGTATGCGTCTTGGAAAGCCGCCAATTACCCGGGTGCACCACCACTCGTACAGACTGGGGAACTCTTTAAGGCCATCTCCTCTTTGCGTGGAGTGGAAGTTGACATTGATCGCCACAAGGCCGAATTCAGTCTAAATAATATTCGGGTAGCAAAGTTCCATCAGTATGGAACGGAACATATGGCTAAACGCGAAATCATTTTTGAGCCGGCAGGAGCGAATAAGCGTTGGGGTAGGATGATCAGAGAATACCTTGAAGATGGCGGAGATGGAGACCTGTTCTAATGCCAACACTTCCTAAACATGAGTTGATGCAGGGTGCTCATTTTGCCAAGCAGTATGTCACCGACTACCTTCAATCAGATCTTCCAGACCGCATACTTGATTACAGGAACGGCTGGCTATTGACTGATTCTGAATTGCCTCTTCCTGCTAGATACCTTAGTTATGAACCAGTGGCACTGGATAAGTGGCCCACCATAATTACGGTTGCCCTGACGACCAACAACATGGAACGCATTGGCTACGCAACGAGTCAGTACTCGCCCGAATATCGGATGTCCTACAATATGAGGACCTACGTTTGGTGTCGATCCAGCAATTCCGAGGAGACGACACTCCAACGCGACCGCCTCACAACTGTCGTGCGTTCTGCACTGCTTGATTATCCGAGCCTCCAGGCCACAGACACCACGAGAACTTTCCGTGCTGAAATTGATGAATCTGGCATGAGGGAAGAGTTTTCAGATTTGACCCCCCTCAAAGGTGAAAGATTTTTGGCTGGTGCATATTTAGGGTATGAACTGTCTCTAGATGAGGTTGTCATGCGTAAGGCTTACGGCCACGTCGACGAGGACGGGGTTTCCTTCGGGGTTAAAAATGTTGGAGTTGAGGACACCCTCACACTCGCATCCACTTTGGCTCAAGGGGGTGCTTCCGAATGATGCCGATAGTCGAAACCGATTGTGTCTGCAAGGAATTAAACAGTGTTCTTGACCCGGATGCTTTTGACTATGACCGCGCCAATTCTGTAGTAATCCACAACAACAGTGGATACATCTTGACGACATGCAAATATGGACACAGGGCTCCCATTTTTTCATTGACGCTATGTTCCCCCGACTATCCAAACATTGCGGAGGCGATCGAACGTAAGTCGGTGGTAATAAAGAGAGAGTATGATGCTCTCGGCCACCCCATAAGCAACTAATAAGGTACAATCATCTCATGGCAGATAAAACTTTCAAGCATTCAGACCACGCGTCTCACCTCAGTGATCCTGATGGATTGACTTGGGTGCGTAATACATCTTTGTCAAATTTTACGGTTACCGATGAGGGGCATGTTCTGCCAACAAAAACTTGTGGGGGGTTGTCATCAGTAGATAAAACCACACAAGCACTCCTCGATAACGGAAGTCTTGCCCTATGTTCAGCCCCTGCTGCCGATAGAGCAAAGCCTCGTGAGAAAGAGGTAAAAAAGTCCGACACTAAAACTGGTGGCGGCCATACCCAAGAAGAAAAGTCCGATTAGTAATGGACTTTAGAAGGATGACTCTTCAGAGCCTCTGTAGTGGTAATCTTATGGGTAGTAGTTGCACGGTGACCTCATAGGGTCGTCGTACAATATTAGACGAATACCAACGGGACGGTTCATATGCCTGGCGTAACGATTTCAACTGCAACACGAAGTGGCCCAATCGGGAACACTATTCGGCCATCCTCGCAGGCTTTTTTCTGCGGGCTTGCCGATCGAGGCCCGACCAACAAGGCCACGCTCTGTGCGAGCCTTTTGGACTTTGAGTCCGTTTATGGTCAATACCAGTCTTATTCGTACTTGCATCCAACTGTGGAGACCTTCTTTGAAGAGGGTGGTTCACAGTGCTGGATTAGCCGTGTTGCCGGTCCATCGGCCACTACAGGGTTTGTAACCCTGACCGACGGATCCAACGACACGGTTACTTTCACCGCCAACGGTCCCGGTGCGTGGAGTTCCGCTCTGTCAGTTAGCACTGCCGTAGGTAGTGTCGCCAACAGCAAGACTGTCACCCTTTCTCTTAGTGGCACAGCAATCTTCGTAGCCAACGACACTACGGCTAGCGATCAGATCGTCAGCAAGTTCTCCGCCAGCGCCATCGCCTCCTACTACGTCACAGTGACGGATGAGGGTGGCGGATTGGTGGACACCTACAGTAGCGAACAGAACCTTGCAGCGGGCGACGATGACCGCTCCAACGTGACCTCTGCACACTATGTTGCCGGCCTAACAAACTTCAACGACGCTTATGGTGTCGGCGCTGTTTCGTGTCCGGAATCAGAGGTTCAGGCCGTGTACCAAGGTCTGCTCGCTCACGCTAATACTCACAACAGGATCGCAATCATCCACTCGGCGGCGGCACAAACTGTCGCTCAGGCCGAAACCCTCGGAATCACAATCCGAGGCAACGAGTCCAACACCGAACACGGTGCGCTCTACTGGCCTTGGGTCAATGTTCCAACTTCTCTCGTCGGTGTTACTCGCAAGATTCCACCGGACGGATATGTTGCAGCCGCTCGGGCACGCGCCCACAACGGCAAAGGCTCCCATCAACCGGGTGCAGGCACCATTTCTATCGCTAAATGGGTTTCTTCGCTTGAAACCGAAGCCAACGCAGCATCAGGTAATGCCCTGGACTTCGACAATGTCAACTGCCTTCGGGTTATTGACGGAGCCGTCCGGGTCTACGGAGCGCGCTCCCTGTCAAACGACACAGCGAACTTCCGATACATCACATCACAGGACACAATCAATGGCATCGTTTACGACGCCAACAAGGCTCTAGAAGAGTTGGTCTTCAGTGTTATCGACGGTCGCGGAAACATTTTCGCCGCTGTTCAGGCACGGTTGGTCGCCATTCTGGAACCACGCCGAATCAGTGGGGCTCTATACGAAGCCTTCGATCAGATCGGCAAGCGAATCGACATGGGTTACACCGTCAAGTGCGACACGGGCCTCAACCCCGCTACACAGTTGGCTGATGGACTCGTGAAGGCAAAGATCGGCGTTCGCGTGTCTAGCGTCGGCGACCAGATCAATGTCGATATCGTCAAGAGCAACCTCACCACTTCAGTGGTGTAGACGGAGGTACTTAAATGCCACATGGTGGACCACATAAACTTTCACAGCGCCAGATCGTCTGTAACATCGTTCGCGAGGATGACACACTTCCTTCGTGGGGCGAGTTCCTGTTCGCTCAGGTCTCTGGTGGCGAAATCACTGCAGCCGTAGAGAAGGTCTATGCCGGCGGTGACCAATTCCCAACAGTATTGTGCGCTCCTTATGAAATTGGAGACGTAACTGTCACAGCCCACATGGATGACTACGAAGAGCAAAGCACTGATCCCGGCATGGGTGGTGCAGGTGTTGCCGTGAAACTGGCAACTCTCAGGGAAAAAGTCGGACGGGCTTACTACACTCTCAACGTGTATCTAACTGACTGCGACATCAAGATCACCGGAACTGACCGACAATACACTAATGCCCTACTTGTGGGTATTACTGAGCCTGAAGGTGATGCTTCTTCTGGAGCACCAGCAACCTTCTCTCTAACCTTCGCCTGTCAGGGTGTTACTTCTAACCTAGCATCACACTAATTCTTCCCGATTATCGGGAGTTACTGTGGCGAGGTTAAGGGTGTGCTAGTTTCTCGCTTATGAGCACAGAACTATACACTGACGAATCCTCTGAGGATAAGCCCGCGAAGAAGGCCGCTACGGCCGCTCCAAAGGTTCCAGACGCCCCAGAGCCGAACATCCTTGACCGTCTGAAGGAAACGATCTCAAAGGAAGTCGAACGACCCGTCGTTCTACTTGAGGTTCCCGAGCGTGATGGGGTGATGATTCGCATCAGTCCCAATATCAACCAGTCGAAGATGCGCAATTGGCGCAAGCAGGCTGGCGAGGAAACCAAGAACGGGCTGGATCCCACAAAATTCGCCTGTTATGTCGTCGGACATACAACTGTCGGTATCGAAATGGACGGCGAAGAGGTTATGGATGACGATGGTTATCCCATGAACTTCGCTTCCGCTGCGGTTCTCAAGATGACAAGCGCTAGCCGTCCTGTGCCTGACGCCGTTCGCAACTTTTTTGGGAACGATCCTCACGTTGAATCAGCCGCCTTGGCTGTTCTGGAGGCTGCAGGATTCTCTGATGTTGTTGACACGGTGGACCCTACGAACGAATCTTCGATCTCCTAGCCGAAGATTCATATATAAAGTCGGCAGCAAGACTGTCGGAAGCGTTTTCTACTAGTCCTGTAGAACTTTTGAAATCTGACGACTTCGAATGGGCTGTTCTACTGGCCTGTGCTAAAGTTATACAGGATGACCGGGAAAAACAAGAACGGGAGAATCAATAGGGCTCCTTGTATCTAACCGGCTCTGAGTCCTCTTTGGAGCGCATATGGCCGATGTAAATCTTGTAGTAAGAGCCCATCTGCGCGGCGAGCGGGAACTCAACAAGGCTGAACGCAAACTACTTAGAATCGCCGTTGCGGCCAAAACCGCTGATAATAATATGGCGAGTCTTGGCGCCTCTTCTCAGAAGTTCGCCAAATCTCTGAATCAAACCACTGAACGATTCACCCGGATCATGACCGACTGGGACAAGATGGTCAAAGGGTTCGGTTCTTTGATCACAAAAGTACTCGGCGCTGCAACCAAGTTCATGGTTGTTGAGTTTGCTGCAGTCGCAGCATCAATGATTGTTGTTCATGGCCTATTCAAAATCGGCCGATGGTTAATGAAGGGGTATCACGGCGCCATCAAGATGGTCGCTGGCGCAGCAACAGGTGCCGCTGCGGCCCTGGCAGTTCTTTCTTCCGCTATCCGCGAACAGCAAGCCGCCATGTTTTCCTATAAGGGCTTGGAAAAGAACTATAAAGATCTTAAGGGTGGAATTGCTGCTGTAAGAATGGAAATGCGCGGCATGGCTACGGATGTCACGATGGCATCCATGGGTATTGAGAACCTCAACACCATCTTTGCTGGTGCCAGCCAGCGAGGCAACTTCAGCAAAAGCCTAACCAAGGGCTTGATGGATATCGCCGCTGCAGGTCAACCTCTCGAACAGGCCGCAAAGTGGCTGGGTGAAGTTGTCGGCATTCTGACCGACCCCAAAGCGAACTGGAGCGAAGTTCGAAAAGCCTTCGAGGGTATGGGCAAGATGGGGGAAGAAACTTGGAAGAAACTTGCCGGACGAGGCATCAACTCGATCGCCAAACTACAGAGCGCTATCCGAACCGGCCTCATATCTGAAATCGCTGGCGTTGAAGGTCAATGGGATGCTGTTTCTGGAACATTAGTTAGCAGATTCAAAGCCGCTTTCACCATTATTCGTACTGATTTTGCTGACATTGGCGATGCTTTCCTTGGGGACACCAAGACGGCCCTTGATGAGGTCACACAGATTTTCCGCCGCTTGCTGTTCAGAATCCGTGGTGATGTCATCAGGTTCGGGAAGGGTGGCCTTCTCGGCGGCATGGTGGACGCGATGGAGGCGATTGAAAGGAACATGGTCAAACTTGTCGACAAGTGGCTGCCTATGGCAGAGGGCATGTTTGGGCGGATAGCCGATTGGTGGGATCGATTCACCGACGGATGGAAGAAGGTTACGTCTTCACTTGCTCCTTTGCTTTCTGCTGCCAAGGTTCTTGAAGACATGTTTATGAACATTCTTCGTCCGGTGGGCGATTATCTCAGTGAATCATTCAGAAATTTGAGAGTTTTCTTGATTGATTCCAAAAAAGACTTTTTGGCACATGGCACTGCAATTGGAGATCTTCTCACAGCACTTCTTAGTTTTAAAACGGCATGGACGACAATGTTCCAAGATGCAATGCCGTTTATCAATAAACTTATCGATGGCGTAACCGAGTTGGTTAATTTGTTTACCGGCCTATCAAAGAGCCTCGGTGGTGTTGTCAAGACCATAGGCAATGTCGGTCAAGGTATCGGTGGTGGCTTGGGCGGTTCTGGTGGTTCCGGTGGATTCGGTCCCTTCTTGATGATGATGGGGATGAGGCAGGGGTTTAAGCAGATAGGGGAGCGAAACAAGGGGACGTGGAGAGAGCAGGGATTAAATCTCAAAAACCTCCAAAACATGAATGTGACTTCCGCAAACGTCAACGTTAATGGCCAACCTGTGGGCGGACCCTCAACTGGCGGTAAGTCTCTTTCGGATTATGGTTATGCCCCAAGCGCAGCCGCAATCGGCCAGAAAAGCGCGGGAGCGGCCGCGGCCGCAGGCACTAGTTTTCATCGTGAGCCGGGCTTCATAGGACCCCCGGATCCCCGTCGCCGGCCACTCTTTGGTGCGTCTGACTATCTCACGGAGACGAGTGGTAGAGGAACGGGTTATAGCGGTCACGCTCAACAACTTTCAATGGATTCAGCATGGAACGCTCCACAATGGGACGCAAGGCTGGAGGCAAACGGGCAATTCCGTGATCCAACGACTGGGAGAATGGTCCCGAGAGCGTCGGCCATGGCTGCGCTCGGTCTAGGGCCGGCGTACATGCGTCCCCAGGGAAGAGCCAACCAGGGATCGCTGTTTGGGGGAAGTGTTGCAACGGGAGGGACCTTCACAACTCTTTCTACATT